GGCGACGTCGTGCTCGGAGGCGATCCCGACAGCCAGCTCAGCACCGAGGGAGACCTGGCTGGCAAGATCCTTTTCGGTCGCGATTCCGACGACCAGGTGGACATCAACGTGGATCGTCGCGGCGGCGTCATGCTCCGTCGCTACGCCGACAGTCAGCTCACCACCGAGGGAGACCTGGCTGGCAATATCGTTCTCAACCGCGATTCCGACTGAATAGTGGACATCGATGTGAACCGTGGCGGCGACGTCGTGCTCGGAGGCGATCCCGACAGCCAGCTCAGCACCGAGGGAGACCTGGCTGGCAAGATCCTTTTCGGTCGCGATTCCGACGACCAGGTGGACATCGATGTGGATAGTGGCGGCGAAGTCACGCTCGGAGGCTACCCCGACAATGATTTCGTTTTCCGCAGCGAGATAAACGAACCTCCTGCGCGGCCGATCATATGCCGACGTCGAGCGCTGCTGCGTGCGAGATGCTACCGCTCCGAGGCGGAAATACGATGTCGGTCCATATCGCACGATCCACTATCCTATTTCGCGAAACGTGATTCGTGCATGCACTTTAGAAGTGCTGATGGCTTCCATGAGTCGCAAGCCGAACGCCGCTCCAGGCGAGAAAATCGGCCGCTCCTCGGGGAGTGGAGTATACTCCCATCCGGCCTGGTTGCTATCTCCGCGGCGGCCGAACGCATTTACGTCCGCTTGATACGACGTTGGTTCAACCGTCAAATCAGCGAGCCAAGCCGAATAGTTTGATGACAGGTTTTCAGTGCCCTTCGGGGTAAGGGACGTTCCCGCGGGGCTTCCCTCAGTCGCCACGCGAACTATCTCACAGACTAATTTCTCGTTCGTGAGGACATCGAGTACGGTGACATCGGCACTTAAAATCTCGATCACTAACGCCGGATCTACGTTGCAATACAACAATGTCTGTGGTGACGCGACCCCTGTGATCGTGGCTTGAGCAATGTAGACGCCCTGCATTATATCACCCGTCTCTTTCTACTGATGAGTAGCGTTTGTGCCGCGGCCGCCACGTGCTGCACCGCGCCTTTGTCTCTTCCAGAGCCCTGCGGAAATGCACCTGCCCACACATTGCCGACATCCAATGGTGCCCAGTAAGTGAATCGATTGGCAAATGTGTTCGCACCAGAAAAAGCGAACACATTACCGCTCAGTGACTCGTTGTCCAGCATGGGCAAAAGAATGTTCTCGCCCAGATTGTATTTGGTGGTCGCGTCACTGACGCAGTTGCCGTCCATGACGATAGCGCTGCGCGTCGTCCCGCTGATTTCGATCCCATCGCCACCGGCTCCGTTAAATCCTTGGATTAAATTATTCGCTACCAGTGCCGGAGGATCGCCAGTGCCCACCACGAGGTAGATTCCGCGACCAGTCCCGTTAGGACCAAAGATCGAATTATGTGTGATTGAGGCGTCCTGGGTAATTACGCTAACGCATCCGATCCCAGAAGCGGCCGATCCTGACGCGAGCGAAATGATGTTGCGGTGGATGTTCGCGCCAGTCCCTGGGACGCTGATACCATATCCACCCAGCTTAAGAGTCGACCCATCCACGATCCAATTGTCAGTGATTAGATCATGCTCGTGATCGGACAGAATCGCAGTCTGATCGATTTCCGTGAACCCGCAGGCGACGCAAAAATGCGGGTACGAATTGGCTAACTGATAACCGTAGTAGGCGTCCCGGATGGTACAACGGAACAAACCACTATGTTTGTCGAGCTGGACACAGGGCTGACCGGCGCCGGTATTTGAATTTGATAGATCGAGGTCGCACAGGTAAACGCCTTCGACCACCGCCGAATTGATGAAGGACGCTCCATTGCAGTTAATCGCTGCCCTACCGCCGTCGCCGGCGGTCGTCGTATAGCCCTCGATGATCAACGGTGCGGCCTGGGTGCCACCACCCGACGAGTACGTCGTGAAACTCAAGGCGGCGGAATTCGTGCCGGAACTGGCACAATTGATTCGATCGCCATTCGTGGCGTCCCGCGTGATGGTGTTTAGAGCTTTCTGGATCGTGAGCCATGGATTACCAGAGGTACCATTTCCGGTGGTATCGTTCCCAGTTGCCAGATTAACGTAATATTCCGTGACGGCGCCCATAACGCTTCATCGTCGATCAGGATTTATGGCTCAGTGGCTTCAAACCAATTGGCGTTGAAATTGGCCGTGACGTCGGCACCAGACGCGGTGGTGACGAAATCATGGAAAGTCAATGGGATGATGTTGGCATCCGTCCCTGCGGTCGTGTCAGGATCATAGCCGACGATTAGTCTGGTGATAGACGCACCTCCGGCTAATGCCAGCCAAATTTGATTAGGTAGATCGAGTACATATTTATCGTTGGCATCGTCCGGTGCTGGTAATGCCGCCAAATCACTGTCGGTCAGAACCTTGCGAGCATAGCTCGCATGCACAACTTCCGCGAAACCGGCATCGGCCTCGATCGCCGCCAGAGTATCGAGATCACGCAAAGTCGCGTCTGTCCCGGCACCCGTGAAAAGACAGAGTACCAGGGCCGAGTTGGCCGGATCATTGGATTTGACTCGATTGTAGAATTCACCGACACGGCCCTTGGCAATATTAAACACGCCATTCATTGCAGATGCTCCTTTGATTAGTGATGTTTCAAATCATGTCGGCCAGCGGATGACCACTTCGTCCACCGCGTCACGCACATTCTGCGGTCCACGGACACCAGCGTCGCGCACGACCCACTCGCACCGACCGTTGCAGCAATTATCCAAGGCGGCCAGCCTTTCGGCCGCGTCGCTCGCGCCAGTCGGGGTCGGAAAACACTTTTCAAAAGCCAATAGCGCCAGCTCAAAGATTTTGTCCCACGGAATGTTCATCCGTCCACCTTATCATTCTCACTGGTCTGATCGAACACAAGTTTGGCAAGCGCGTCGCTGAGCGAGACGGTCCGCACGGCGTACGCACCGTACGAGGCGATCGCACCGGACACAAACGATTCCTCATCGTAGCCGAAACCGTCGCCGTCCCAACTTGCTCCCCACGAATTCTGATATTCCAACTTCCAGCGTGAGCCGCTGGGCTCGGCGGCCACGGCGATAATCGCGTGCGACGCTCGCCCGTAGTACACGCAGAATCCGCGGAACAGCGCCGTAAGAAATCCATCCATGCCGCGGATATCGAAAATCTCATCGGGCACAATCCTGAAATGTTTTGCCGTGTCCTCCCAACCTGATGGGAAGGCCGAATAGAATCCCGTTTCCGGCATCGTGTGTGCCGGATTCAGCCCAATCGATTCCAGCTTGTCTCGCATGGCGTTCGTCGGCAACGCTCCGCGCGTCGACAGCTCGCGAATATTGTCGTTTAGCGTCGATCCCGATTGCGGACTGCGTCCGACGCGTTTGTACAGGCTGATGGCCGACAGTTCGAACCAGATACGTTGGCCGAATTGTGCCACCGCGGCATTCTCCCAGGCACTGGTTCCCGAGTTCGATGCGCAGGAACCCTCCTGCCCCTGGTTTTTGATTTTTTGCACCGTCCACCGCTGGCTCGGCTCATATTGATCGTAGAGCTGCCGCAGCTCAGCCCGCGGAATGACCTCGATCGAGTCCTCGAAAATCGGCGTGTCGTCACCCAGCCGATTGCTACGCGGCAATGCACCGTGACCAGGTACGTTCAGCCTGCGGCTGCGCTTGGAATTACTCATCGATGCTCCCGGACCAGCTTTCGAATCGATTCGTAATCCGTCGGCAGCGGACCTTGCCAGGCAATATCGCCTTGTCCGTTGGCCAGAATCAGCCACGGCAAGTCCTTGGCCTGCTGCGAGTAGGGACGTAGCTTCGGGTCCTGCGTGTCGTCGTCCACGTGCAGCACTCGGATTGTGTCGGGAGGTGCCTGAGTCAACTGAGATAAGAGCGCGTTGAGCGCCGTCGTCGTGTCGGCCGTTTCGCGGACGGTGATCAAATATTCCGCCTTGATTTTCGGAACGTCATCGTCGTCGTCATCGTCATCGTCATCACCATCAGGGTCACCGCCCGCGATGACGAATGTTGACGCAAATACTTGCCGATCGAGCTGCCGCTTGTCCCAGTCGATCTTGAGCGACTTGCACTGGATCAGGTATCTCCCGGGCACGGCATCGAACACCAGCGTCGGTTCGAATTCGCCGCTCAGGATTTTGACGCCGGCGGGCACGGACCACGTGTAATCGTCGGCTCCGGCGGTCACTTGAATCGTCGCTGGCAAGCGGGTCAACACGATCTCGTGGGAACTGACCGCCTCAATTTCGGACAGGCCGGCAATCAGCGCGACAATCCATGAAATCCACGGCGACACTAGTGTGAGTCCCTTGGGAACCTGTTGTCTGCACGCCAGACGCGAAAAAAGTCGCCCCCGGAGCCTGTGGAGAAATGAGGAGAAACGTGTGGAGGTCCGGGGACGACCGCAGCGCCAACTTCAGCTTACTGACATCACCTGACCACGACCACACCATTTCCGGAGCAACGGTAAGCACCGACGAGACTCCCCCCAAAAAAATAGCAAGCCGACGACCCCCAGAAACGTCAGCTCATCCGCGCCAATTTCAGGGACCGCCACACTCGCATACCGCGTGTCTTCCGACAGATCGCCGATGAACGTGAACAGTGCCGCATTCCAGTCGGCGAACAGCGCATCGGGCGCAATCATTGGCGTCGCACCCTCGGCAAACATACTGAACGTGACTTCACCCAGGTCGGAGTAGTTGCGGATCGACGGGGCAATCGACACACCGCCGATTTCCACGTGCGGCGTCTGCGACACGAACTCGAGTACGCCCGCGTAATCGTTCCCGCCCCAGCTGAGCATGTAATCGATATCGGTTGTGTCGTCATGCGTCGTCAGCGTACCGGTGAGCGGATAGGTATCGGTGTGCAGCAGGTCCGGCACGACCTGCGACCCGGCATAGAGTTCGGCCAGGTTGTAGACAGTTTCGGCTCGCGACGTCATAGACATCGCGCACACACAAGCCGCCAGAGCGACCGAGGCCAGCAGTGATTTCGTCAGCATTAGCGTTCTCCCATGGATTAAAGTTCAGTCTGCGGATGACGCTCCGCCGCGCATCATCGTAACGTCACTGGGTTGGAAATCCACGCCGCAGGTCTGTGGTCGTTCTCGACCACACGTTTTCGCGACCGAGCAGCCAACCACTTTTGAAGACAATACGCGCGGACTTCGGCAACAGTCGGGCGGGCCGACTTGCCACCCGTCATCCCGCCGCCAGCCTTTCCAGGTCCGCGGCCAGTTTTTGACGGGCTCTCTCCTCGTCGAAATCTGATCGTAGCCTGATGCTCGGGGCGACGATCCGGATCGGCAGGTTCGCCTCGAGTGCCAACCTGGTGATCGCCTCGCACGCCTCTCTGGTTGGACATTCCTTCAGCAGCACCCGCAACTGCTGCTCACCGCCGAGGCTCTCTGCTAGGACCACACGCAGATACGCGCAGGGGGCCCTGGGATGGACGGAGACGCACCGGACAGCGTTGATGGCTGATCTGACCTGCGGGGCTATCTGGCGGCCTCTGGCGACCAGCCAGGCCAGTTGCGTGACAAATCTGACGTCCTGTCCTGGCGGCACGCGTCCCAGCTCCCTCAGGAAGTCCGCCGTCAGGTCAAGCCACACTGACGAAAAATCTCTGGTCAAACTGGTCAAGCTGGGCTGCGTATCAGCGCTGTGGCTAGCTACGGTTTGACTCTTGACCAAATAGACTTGACTTGACTTGACTTGACTTGACTTGATAGTAGGTTCCCCTGAGGACGTTCCTATAGGAGGCTCCTTAGAGGAGGTTCCTATAGTAGCCTCCTTAGGAGCTTTTCCAGAAATTTCCGCTAGACGTTTGTCGCCATTCGATTGGCAATCTGGGCGATCTGCGGTAATAGAAGCGAAAACGGTATTCCCAGCCGCCCCAGAAATTTCCACTAGACGTTTCTCGCCGTTCGATTGGCAATCTGGACGATCTGGGGTAATAGAAGCGAAAACGGTATTCCCAGCCGCCGCGTGGTCATTAAAATTCGCCGCGGACTCACTACTGCACTCAGTACTGAGTACTGAGTACTGATTACTGAGCCGTCCACCGGCCGCGGCGGCCATCGATCCCCTTTGCGAGTTGTCCGCCGCGGCCTCTTTGCGGTTCGACGGCTCCCCGTTCGCGAACTGCCGTCCGTGCCTGGCCAGGATGCCTCGCACCCAGTTCGGGCAGTGCACGTGCCAATCGTGAATCACCAGCCGGTGGAGTTCGTGCTCGTCCAGGTAGCCCGAGGCGACTAGCGCCGCCACCAGCTCGTCGGGATCGCCCGACCAGTCGCACATGATGGCGATTTCCTCGTTCGTGAATTTCCCCACGTCTCCCGCCGGGCAATCGTGCGCGGCCGAGTACCACAGGCACTCCAGCAGCCCCACAATTCCGCGTTTCGATTCTCCCAGCCGCCGCATCAATCGGCGGAACTTCATCAGCTCCATGCCGCCAGCTTTCATGATCGTTTTTTCTCCCATTTCGCCCGTTTGTGTCGCTCTTGTTGCTCTTGTCGCTGCAATCGCCATGTGGGATCGGTGTCGCTGTAATCGCCGTCGTCCTCGACCTCAAACAGGATCTTGCACACCGGACAGAAATACCTGTCGCCAGCGACGTGCTCGATCTTCTTTCGTCCGCACCGAATGCAGCGTGCACTGATCATTCTTTGACTTTCTTAACTTTTTCGCAGTTCACAACGTCCTCAGTGGTCACGGTCAGCGCAAAGTATTGTCCGACTACCTCTGCCACATATCGCTCCCCGAATTCCTTCTGATGCGCTATCACGGCTTCATCACGTTTGGCCAGCGCGTCGTGCACCAATTCGTCCCATTCCGCCTTTGCTGCTGCCCGTTTGGCTTTCACCTCCAGGTACTTTTTGACCGCGCGATCGATCTCCGGAATCCGCACGTTGCCAATCTCGGTGCCATCCGCGTCCTGCAGCCGGAGCTGATCCACATCTTCTGGTGCCGTCTGTTTCTGCCGCACGTCGCTACGTCGCTTAGCCATTTGATATCTCCTCAAAACGGTAACAACACTTGCCCGTCGCACAACGAAAACGACGGATCGATTTTTCGCAGGCATTCACGCTGACGCTTCGTGATCTGCTCCTCCCAGCCCAGAAGGGTGCAGGCCATTTTGGCCAGGGCGAACGATTCGAACTCATGTTCGGAACCGAAGCTGACTCCCCACTTCTTGATCAGCGCCCCCACGATCGCCGACTTATCCGCGCGGCCGTCGTTGGTGATGAATTTCTTCAGCGTGCTGGGGTAGACCTCGATGACTCGCCGCACGTAGCTCGTGCCGGCCAGGTCCGCGTACAGAATGCCCATCAGCTCGTCGCGATCACGCCGGCCAAATGAGCTGTCTCGCGCCTTGCCGCCCAGCAGCGGGTGGGCCTCGACCAGCACCAGCGACGGCCGCCAGCAGTCGAGGAACTCGAACACCGAATGCACCAGCACGTTATACCGAGCCACGCGCTGCGTCGGATCGTCATGATCCTTGACGGGTGCTGATCGTTTGTGGCTGGACTGCGTCTGGCCAGATTGGGTGATGACGCACAGGCCGAGGTGAGAGAGTCCGGGATCAATCCCGGCTACACACGGCTCGAGTTCCAGCGTCCCTGCCACTCCGCATTCTCCTATCTCTTCAGCTTCGCGGTCTGCGCACGGACGCGGATGCAGTCCACGGTTTTGCCGCCGATCTCCGTTTCGCTGGGATAGAGGGTGATCTTGCGGCCGCACCACTTCGCCACATCATTGCCGTACATTTCGTAGATTCTGGAGCCGTTGGTTTTGTTCAGCAACAAACCCTTTTCGTATTCGTGAAAGTACAGGACGATCCGCCGTTGCTTTTCCGTACTCTCGTATTTCGTCACTTCGACGATTGCCGCGCCTTTGATGGTGACGGTCCGCTCCTGGCCGCCCAGGTCGACAACCCGCAGGTCGTCGCGACCGTAGATGTCGGTGAAGTAGATTTCCTCGGGCGGCGTCCGTTCGTCAATCTCCGCCGCCGTCAACGCCTCGGCCTCGTCCAGCACCGGCCCACTTGCACTCGCAGTCTTGCGTTTCGCCATCTATCCCTCGTTTCCCGAGACTCAGTACTCAGTACTCAGTACTCAGTACTCAGTACTCAGTACTCAGTACTCAGTATGGGGCGAAAAATGGTTTCACAGTTGCACTAATTCCCCGTCCACCTCGATCTCCACCCCAGTTCGCATTCTGAACGGCAAGCGGAACTCGGGTGGATCGGACGGGCCTGGCCAGAAATCAAGCCGTCGACATTCGATGATCCGCTCGATGGCCGCCTGATATTCGCGCCGTCCCTGCGCGATGTCGTCTTCGTTCAGCACCGCGCAGCGTACCGAGTACGGCGGCATTGGCTCGGCGAAGATCAGCCAGAACGGCAACCATTCGCCAGCGAGGTCGCACCAGGCGTCCTGGTAAAACGCCGCCTGGCGATGGTAGCCCCAGCGCCAGATGGACCAGGCAATGCCGTCGTCGGTAATGTCGCTAGCCGTCTTAAAATCGGCCAGCAAGACACCCGGTTCCACCAGGTCGATGCGTCCTTTCAGCGTCGCAATCACTTTCCTCCCGCTACGAATCTTGCGGACCCAAGACACTTCCCTGTGTGCACTCCTGGTCAGCGGGCCGGCCACGGGATGATCTGCCAGCGCGGTGCAAACACCGACTAGCTGATCAAGCTCGGCCTGCGTGACCTGCTCCTTGCTGCCGTTACGAGCTTGCATCCCTGCCAGCTTTTCCTCCCAATCCCTGGTTCGTTTGGCCGAGCCAACCGACTCGACCGGCGCGCCCTTGGCCGTGCGGCATTCCGCGGCCAGGGCCGATTCGTCCAGCACCCAAAACCGTTTCAGCAGCGCCGCCGGCTCGAATTTGCCCATGTGGCAGAGCCGCCCTAGCCGCAGGGCCTGCGTATCGTCCTGAGGAATTTCCAAGCGCATCTTGTAGTGCGCCGGGCTGATCCGCAATGGACCGAGCGAACTGTTGTTGATCGCGTCCCAAGACAGGTAGGTGGAGAAGTCGATGTCGTGGTAGATGCCGCTTGTTGGTGCTCTCATTCTCTCATTCACTCAGGATCTCTCATTCACTCTGCATTCTTACATGGGGTGGTACCTGGTCGCGCAGTCACGTTGTGTGACTCTCATTCACTCTGCATTCTTACATGGGGTGGTACTGCTTTGGTCATGAGGCGAATAGCTCGGTCGTGCACTCTCATTCACCCTGCATTCTTACATGGGGTGGTACAGCCGCGCCATCGATGGCACCGGCGAGGACCTGACTCTCTCATTCACCCTGCATTCTTACATGGGGTGGTACTGTCACTATTCGGCCGGCCGTTGGTTGTGAGTAATCTCTCATTCACTCTGCATTCTTACATGGGGTGGTACTCGCGTGCTCGGCGGCGGCTTGCTGCGGCCTTTAGTCTCTCATTCACTCTGCATTCTTACATGGGGTGGTACGATGCAGTCTCGATCACTTTTGCCGAGGTGATACGCCTCTCATTCACTCTGCATTCTTACATGGGGTGGTACAATCCGATATTGAGTAGTCGGGTAATCGACCTGGCACCTCTCATTCACTCTGCATTCTTACATGGGGTGGTACCCGTGAGCGATTTAACGTTCGGCCGCATCTCCCTCTCTCATTCACTCTGCATTCTTACATGGGGTGGTACCGCAACCAGGCGACCAGGTTGTTCGCGACAGCCTCTCTCATTCACTCTGCATTCTTACATGGGGTGGTACACTGGCAACACACTCGCGTGTGAGCAGTCGGATGACTCCTCTCATTCACTCTGCATTCTTACATGGGGTGGTACTCCCCAGCCGCGGCCGCAACCGATGACATCCTCTCTCTCATTCACTCTGCATTCTTACATGGGGTGGTACAAATCCAGGCGCTCAAACATCCACAGTTCGTGGGCCTCTCATTCACTCTGCATTCTTACATGGGGTGGTACGCTGAAGCGCGGGAGGTGCATCATGGCCGGTGACTGCTCTCATTCACTCTGCATTCTTACATGGGGTGGTACGTAGATGTAGACCAACGCGCAACCCAAAGGGGCCTCACTCTCATTCACTCTGCATTCTTACATGGGGTGGTACGTGTCGGTCGAGGCTCTCCAAGAGCTGAGGCATGTCTCTCATTCACTCTGCATTCTTACATGGGGTGGTACCAAATGCTGAAGTGAGCGATGGCCGGTCTTGCTTCACTCTCATTCACTCTGCATTCTTACATGGGGTGGTACTCCCGGACCGGCGAGGGATTCGTGGGCAACAAGGACTCTCATTCACTCTGCATTCTTACATGGGGTGGTACGTTGAAGCCTTGCAAGAGCTCCGTCACGTCTCTCATTCACTCTGCATTCTTACATGGGGTGGTACGACCTAACGACCGAACCAACCGCGGCGATCTTCGCCGACTCTCATTCACTCTGCATTCTTACATGGGGTGGTACCTGTTCAGCATCGACGGAGTTCCGGCGAGTGCGACCTCTCATTCACTCTGCATTCTTACATGGGGTGGTACCTGGTCGCGCAGTCACGTTGTGTGACTGTCATCGCTCGCCCTCCTCGCCTCTCATTCACTCTGCATTCTTACATGGGGTGGTACACCGCCGCCCCAGATGCGGCCCCAGAAGTTGATTTCTCTCATTCACTCTGCATTCTTACATGGGGTGGTACGTGATACTCGTCAAGAGGTTGTAGCCGACTGCTCTCTCATTCACTCTGCATTCTTACATGGGGTGGTACACGTTGTCGGTGCAGCTCGTGGCCGACGTCAACTATCAACCGCTGGTCGAACCGCTGGCATTCGTGGGCGACTTCTCGCAGCCTCTCATTCACCCTGCATTTCTTGACTCTCATTCACCCTGCATTCTTACATGGGGTGGTACCCCGCGTTCGTAAGTCGTTGCTCAGCGTGCGGTGGGCGAAGGCCAAGGACTCTTTGAGTTCGGCGACTTGTTCCCGAAGCAGCGAATTCTCGGCCCGCAGACGATCGACTTCGTCTTGCAGTTGTTCCACTAGTTTCTCCGCGTCGTCGGCCCGCTGCTTGTGGCTCACGGTTTCCCGCGGCTTCCGTTCCGCGCGCTGCTTGACCTGGATTTCCGCGATCATGGTGGGCAAGCCCTTAGTCTGCCAATCTTCGCGATTGGGGAAATGGTCGAGCACCGCCTTAAGTGTCATGAATGTAGCCGCGGTGTCGTCCACATCGTGATCGAGTTCGTTGTACAGGTCGCGGTTTTCGGCAGCGCACCAGGCGCGGAATTCAGGATCGTCATGGACCTGCGCCAGCACGGTCATGCGTTCGAACAGCAGTTGAATCCCCCGTTTTTTCAGATCTCTTGCCAGGTTCAATTTCGTGCGCCAATTCTTGGTGGACATCTGTCAATCTCCTGATTACGGATCGATAGGTTCGATGTTCCTGACACAACGGTGCCGAACCACTGAGCACCGCCATGGCCGATTGCGTGACCAGCCGGTCACACAACAGGCACGACGTCGGAATTTGTCTCATCTCTTCCTCGCTCGTCAAAGCCATTATCGCGAACCTGCTCTCTCTTCCTGATCTCACACTTGATCCCGTATTGCTCGCACTTGCTCGCCAGCAGGGTGCCGAACTGGAAATAGTCCCACGCTGTCCGCGCGCCGACGTTGCCACGTCCCGTGAGGAAGCATCGCTCACGCCGCGTGTTCAACGGCTGGTGGTACACGATTTGGCCGCAGCGATGCTCCATGGCGATGTTCAGCACACGACGCGTTATCTCGTGGTTGTAGCGTTTGACGAAATGCTTCCACCGTGAACCCAGCTTCGTCCAGGCGGCGATGGCACGCTGGCGTCCATGTCCCTTCTGCGCGGAACCGGCCCAGCGGTAATGCTCCTGCCGCTCGAAGCGGCCGCGCGTCAAGAGGTCGCGAAAGCGACTGACATGTTTTCCGTCGCCGCCTAGGAAGCGAGGTTGTTGGCCGGCAATCTTGAACAGCCACGGTCCGCGACGCAGGTCGTCGCGCGGATGCTCATGGCGACGCTTGTCCGGTCCTCGATGCGCTGGCCAAACGTGCAGTACCTTGTCCGCATCCAGCACCACGTCGCTGGTCGCGGGCATCTCGTACGAGACCAGCGCGAACCACTTGCCACGGTCGTAGCATAGGGCCGAGCCCTTAAAGTTGTACTCGCCGCTCAGAATCCGGTCGACAATCAATTTGACCGACCACATCTTGCGTTTGCCGAGCAGCATCACACACTCGTCGAACGTCGATTTTCCAGCAGGCCGTTTACCATTCGTCGTCGCGACGCGATCGATACGGACCTGCAACACGTACCTGCCAGTGCCGCTGCTGCTGAGACGACCATTTTGCTTGTCGAAGGGGATTGGCACGGGCCGCTGAAAACTGGGGATCGATTCCCGGCAAAACAAGATCGACAGCCAGCCCGACAGACTCCCGCGGCTGGCCTTACGCGTGCGGACGGTCTGCTGCCACTTGTTCTGCAGCAAGCCTCGCGTGCGGCTATTCAGCGCCGGATAGCGTTGGCTCAGGTCGTGATAGAGTTTGCCTGATAACTCCTTGTCAATCGGTTTCACGGGACACGTCGGCTTGTCACCGATCTTGTCGGTTTTCCAAGACTGATATCGATCCATATAACCCTGCATTTTGCTGGCAGAATCGTTAGCCACATGGTGACACAACCAGACCTGCCACAAGCGATTAGTCGCCTGCTGGCATTGCTCCGCCAATTCCTTCCAGATTGGCTTGCGTTCCTTCGGCACGATCAACTCGATACGTGTCGCACGAATCATCTTTCCCCCTTGTGAAAATAGGACGGACGGGGCAAGCGCCCCGCCGTCCATCGTGCAGAGTAATAGTGAGTGCTACACGGCGCGCGAGGTCCGTAGCTGTTCTCACTTTCGCCGGTGAGATCCGGCTCCTCAGCAGAGTGTCTCGCTTAATTTGCTCGCGTCGCCAGGCTAGTTCTTGCCACACGTGATCCGCCGCGGCGGCCAGCAGCTCGATGGCCATGGCGGCCGAGCACGCCGTGATAATCGCCACCATGCATAGTGAACAAAACATCAGTTGCTCCCGTGCAAATGGATCGTCGATGGTCGCTCGCAGCGTTTGATCGTGCCGCCGCCACGCCGCTCGATTTCCTCCAGCGCGTCCTGGTACCGATCCAGCAGCCAGCAGGTGCTCTGGTGATTCAGCCACGACAACCAGGCGGCAGCCGCACCGAATCCCAATGCGAAACCAGCGGCAAAGTAAACCAAATCCATGTCAGTCCTCCGTCATCCGTCCGTACTAGCTACTGCACGCTGGGATCAAACAGCGCGTCGCACGCCCGGCAGAAGGCCAAGCCGTCCTTTCGCAGTTCGACCCGCACGTGTTGGCAGGTCGGGCACTTGGACAACAGCCTCGACGAGCATTCGTCCACGGCTCGGCCAGATTTTTGCGACCGATAGACCTCCGCCCGACAGATCGTGTATTCGGGAGGAGTGGTGAAGGCCAGGCGTACTCGGCCTGCTTTGATCTGCTGTACGCAGATTTCGAGTAAATCGCCCCCCGGCCCCACCACCACGATCGACTCTTGCACATCCCGCGAGAGAGTCAGCATCCTGCACCTGCTCGTTTCAGTTTCAATCCGCCGTTTCAATCCGCCGCCGTTTCAATCCGCCGCCTGCTCAAGAAGCAGCAGGCGGAAAACGCCCCGAGGTGTCGACAACACAGGAACGCGGAGACCAGGCCGCTCGGGGCCACGCGGCCAACGAAGGACGGATACTAACTTATAGGTTAGGCTAGGTCAAGGCTGGTTGGTTGGAATAATAGCCAGCGACCAGGCTGGTCGCTGGTCCGTGTGTTCCGAGGCCTGGGATGGACGGCGAGAGTGCGGCGACGTGATCGCCATCGAAGTACGTGCGTGAATCACACTACCGTGGCAGGCGGTTGAGACGACCGCCTGTGAAGAATGTCGATGGCATCATCGACTTACTAGTTTGAGCTGGAGGCCCAGCGCTTTTGCTAATTTATCTGCGACTTCCACGCTGGGTACCTGCTCCCCATTCATGATCCTGTGGACATGTGTCTGACTGATTTTGGCCTCTTGGGCTAATCGGTACCTAGTCCAGCCCAGATCGTCCATTCGCTGGTGAATGACGCTCAGGAATTCATCCACGAATCTCGCCCCATGGATTTGCTTTGGTCGCACGTGCATATTACCCTAAAAGTCATCATCGGAATAGTCGGGGCGACTGGATTCGAACCAGCGACCTCTGCGTTGTCTGATCTGAAGGAGCTGAGGTGGCAGAATGTAGCCGAGAACATTGAGCTGCGGAGTAACAAAACGGGGCGCATCCATCGGATTCCATTGAACAACGTTGTTCGGCGCCACATTGCATCGTTGCCACGAGATTCCGATCGGCTATTTAATCTGACAAGCTGTCATCGGCAATTGCGCCGCGAGATGGATCGCATCTGCCAGGCCGCGGGGGTATCAAAATTCACGCCCCAGGGTTTGCGAAGGCTGGGGATCAATCTATGGTCGCAGGCCAATGCTGAAGCAGGGCGAATCGTGCATGGCTGCCACCTGGGTGTGATGTCGCATTACCTGGATCCACTGCGGTTATTACTGCAGGCCTCCGGCGACGTGCAACTGCCGCGGCAATTCTATACTGCTGACGAACTTCACCAGCGGGATGAGGACGAACGCACCCTGATCAGACGATTCCGGCGAGCTTCCTCGCGGGACCGGCGGTTGCTGGTGGATATCTCACGGCGATTGAACTGAGCAGTTTATATGACCTGGTCAATCTGGTCCCACAGCGCACCACTGGTTTCCTCCACCCAGAAACTGACGATTCGATCGTCGTTTTGGTAATAGTGGCCGCAGATGATGATGATCTCGGCCACGTCGCGATCGCAGAAAAACCAGTCCGATCCACGCAGGGCAAACGAGGCGTTGTTATACACCTGTATACTGCGGCCCTGGACGTACTTGATCGGGCTGAGCGACTTGAAAATCTCCTTCCAGTAGTGGGTGCCGGTGCCGGCATCGGTCGAGGTGATCGAGGCCCCGCCCTGGGTCAACGAAATCTCGAACGTGTTCGTCGTCACGGCCTTGACCCAATATGGCACGTTTTCGCTGAAGCCATTGGGCAGGTCCGGGGCTGCCGGCGACGCGCTGTTTTCCAGGAACACGCGATCGTCGTTGGCCAGGCCGTGGTTGCTGCTGGTGATCGTGGCTCCCGAGGCGGTGAACGTTTTCTCGACACCTAGCGCCACGATCAGGTATTCCTGACGCTGATTCAGTTTCCAGAAACTCGGCCGCCCGACGCTCGTCGATTGGCGCTTCAGCCGGATGCCGGGCCCCTGTCGCGAGTTGCTGACGATGGCCCCGCCGCGGCCGATGGAGTAGTCGGTGGGCCCCACTTGTCGCGTGGATTTCTTCGCGGGCGTATAGCCCTCGTAGCAGTTGGCTCGCGGAAATTCGATCACGCCGCCGCCCACGTTTGTCGGGTCTCCGCAGTCGCAAAAGCCCGAGCTACGTGTGGATTTTCGCCGCAGGTACTCGAAATCCACCAGCGTGTTGTCGCTCGCGCCGCCGGTCAGGTTCAGCGTCCAGACCTGCGTGGAACCGCCGTCGTCGACCGCCAAAGTCTTGGTCGTGATCCAGATTTCGCTGGACGAGGCCTGCGTGTTTTCGACCAGGGCGTATTCGATGCCGCTGCTCTGATTCAGTTCGATCCGCGCCGCCTCGATCCGATTGCCCACGTTGCTGCTGTTGCCATCCAGTTTCACCAGTGCGTCGGCGTTCCCCTCGAACGCGCAATCGCGGAAGAAGTTATCCTGCGCGCCCCAGGCCCCGTCGCAGTCGAACAGCAGCTCGGCGTCGTTGCGGGTGCCCGAGGGGCTGCCGGTGCCGCCCGAGAAGTAGCCGAATGAGATCAGGTTCTCAGTGATCCAGCCGTCGGTTGCCACGTTCGGCGTGCCGCCGATCTGGTCGGTTTTGAACACGAACTGGTACTTTCCCCAGACGCAGCGCAGCACGCGAATAATGTTGCTGGTGACTGGCCGATCGAAGCTGGGGGAATACAGCTCAATGTTGCGCTCAAACCCGTTAGCTTCCAGCACAACCTGGCTGGAGCGGATATCGCCGATGATGCGAATCCCCACGCTTCCCGCGTCGTCGAAATCCCAGTCGCCGGTGAAGCGCTGTACACGTAGATAGATGTTCCCTGAATTGATGTCCACCAGGTTGCTGCCGGCCTGCAGCACCACCACGTTTTCCAGGTCGGTATCGAACAGGCCCTCGATCCACACCGATTTGATATCGCGGAAATCCACCGTGTTATCGATGCGGAAAATCACGTCGCCGCCTTGCTGCAGGATGCCGGCGTCATTCGCGCGACAATAAGCCGCCGCGTCGTTGAAGGCAATCGCATCGTTCAGCACCCCATCGCCGCGGGCCCCGAACCAAAACGGGCTGACAGTATCGTCGACCTCCAACCGCCGCCAGCCGTTGTCGATTTCGTTGCTGATGACGATGCCACCGTCGTCCGTCTGTGGTCCGCCGATATACGAAAATGTCCCCGCGCCGCGGAAGGCTGCCGCGCCAGCGGTGTAATACTGTCGGAGCTGGACAATCTCGCCCACGTAGGCTCCGTACCACTGCCGCAGCTCCGTCATGCTCCAGATGTTGGGTGTGCTGTTGCGAACCACGTTCCACCTCTCGGCGTCGGCGTCCCACTGCACCAGGTCGTTGTTCTGCAACGTCACCTTGCCGGTCATGCCGCCGAAATCGTAGGTCCACCAGGCTACGCCGCTCACCGCCACGACGTACTCGTCGCCGTCCTCGTGGGTGAACGCGGCCGAGCCGCCGGTCACGCCGCTGACCAGCGTGTACGGCGTGCTCGTGGCCGGATCGAATTGGCCAATCCTGGTGGAACGGATGTCAAGCTTGGGGATGGCGGTGAACAGCTTTTCACCGTCGTTCGCGCCGGCCGTGCCGTAGTCGATTAGTTGTCTGACCATCTGTTAGTCACCGATTTTCCGCAGCGGAAGGTAATTCGTTTCGTAGACGTTGTCGAACGTTTCAAACCTCGCGTCCATCCAGTTTAGCCGCCAACCGGCTTCATATTTTTGGTGAAGCGCCTCGGGGCTCCATTCCGGCCGCACCGCGCCGGTGCCATCTGAAGTTTCAGTCTGTACCGTATTTGCCATCAGGCTAATGCAGCATTGCTGTTTCGGGCATTCCATCACCGGCAAATGCCACGGCAGGTGAGCCGTCATCTGCTCTTCCAGGTGGTTTGGATTGCGGACCTCGGGCCCGACGGCCTGCACGATCGGCCGCAGGTCGGCCAGCCGGTAGATCGTGCCGGTCAGCTCGAGAGGATAACCCCAGTGTGAGCTGGCCGGATAGTCGGACCACTGCCAGCGGCGTGATCTGAATCCCTCAATATTCTTTCCCAGCCGGCAGGAGAACCCTAGGCAGTCTGAAAACGACAAGGCACGCCAGTACACTCCAGGCGACCGGAACCACACGACATCGTCGCAGCCAAACAACAGATACTGCGTCTTCAGTTGTTCGAGCTCGTACAGCAGCGTGTGGCCGAACGACCCATGCTCATTCTCCGGCACCCAGCGGACCCGTGGAAACGCCTGTTCGGTAATTCGGTAATCGCCGGACCCCACGACGGCAATCACCGTGGTCGGCTCCAGGCACGCGTACAGCGATTGGAGGTAGCCGTGCAGCTGCAACGGCCGGCGGTGAGTGAAGACGATTACGCCGAGCATTGCTTCCTCCGTACTCAGTACTCCGTACTCAGTGCTCCGTACTCAGTATTCAGTACTCAGTACTCCGTACTCCGTACTCCGTACTCCGTACTCAGCTCCCACCTGTGACATGTGGCCAACTCGAACCCCTCCGCCAACAGCCATTCGCGCGGTGGCAACACCGTGCCTTCCCACTGCTTCGGCCGGCGGAAGATATAGCCGAAACCGCCCTGCTGCACCACGTACGTGCCGTAGATTTGCGACTCCGACGGCAAGCAGTTCTCGGCCACGATATCGTAGCTTTTCCGGAGGAACGAATCGACGGTGTGATGGTGATCGCGCAGCAACGCGTCGATCACCGCTCGATCGTACAGCCCGGTGTGCGAAATGAATGAGTGCTCGCAGTTACGATACAGCTCGCACATTTTGATTTGAAATTTCCAGTACGGTTGATGGGACTGCTCGGCCCCCAGCAGCCAAACTGGTCGGCCATCCACGAACAGATCGAGCTGCCGCAGCAGGATCGTGTCGCAGTCCACGACAAAGTACCAATCGCGGGTGACATGTTGAAATAGTTTCAAAAACTGCTGCTTGATCCAGTTCGGCCGATAGCGCCACAGGTCAGGCCGGCAATCAAGCACTTCGTGATCCAGCACGTTCAGCACATCGACCTGGCATTGCAACGGACTGGGTGAACAGACGTAAATATCCTGTACGTCCGTGTAGCTGCGCAGCGATGCCACCACGTCCGGCAGTGCGGACTCGTCTTTCGGCGCGCAGCAAATGAAGGCGTCGCATAGCATGGCAGTGAGTACTGAGTACTGAGTACTGAGTACTGAGTACTGAGTACTGAGTACTGAGTACTGAATAGGTGATAAGTGTACATTGAACCAGAAGAATGCTGCCGCTTGGCGGGACACCGCTTCACCGGCGCGGTGCACGTCGGCGCGGACGAGGCCCAGGAACGCGAATTGTACGAGCGTGCAGGCTTTCAGCGGGTGATCTGGATCGAGGCCAACCCGTATCGGCTGGGGCTGCTCAAGGCCAACCTGCGCCCGCGGCGGCTGCAATTGTGCCAGCACGAATTGTACGACGCGTGCTTGTCCGACGGTCGCTATCGCGTGCCTCTGTACCTGGCTGGTGGTTCGACCTCGTTGTTGCCCATGGGCACCCACACGGAACTCTATCCGCGGATCACGGTCGAGCAGGTGGTGCAGATCGTCACCCAGCGATTCGATTCGCTGGTTCTCACGCGCGGTATCAATCTGGACGGGATCGACTTTTTGAACATCGACGTCCAGGGCACGGAGCTGGACGTGCTGAAGGGCTGCGGACTGCTGCTGCAACGCTTCGCGGGAGTTTATGTCGAAGTCAATTTTGAACAGGTGTACCGTGGCTGCTGCGAGGTCGAACAGATCGATTCGTACCTCCGCGGCCATGGCTACCGTAATCTGAAAACGGTCGCCCCCGAGCGAGCTTGGGGCGACGCGTTGTATGTCCGCACGCCGAATTGAACGCTTACGAATGACCGAGCCAAAACCAAGTGACGGTCGGATTCGCTGCCGCGTGGTCAAGCTGGACGACGCCAGACAGTCCAAGTAACTCGTTGACGTCGATCATGGGGCTGCCACCGCGGCCCCAGATCAACATCCGGCCGTCGCAGACGTCGACGTTCCATTGGTGCAGACCGGCGTATTTCAGCCGCTCGCCCACGCAGGCATAGTGCCGCAGAAAGATTGGGCCCACGGTCAGCTCGGCCATGGCCCTGAGCACCAGGTCCGGGTGCTCGGTGTGATCCAGCGAATTGATCGCACACACGCAATCGAACTGCCGACCTTCCAGGAAATGCAGCATATCCTCGCCGCGGCAGGAGTAAACGGTGTTCGGCTGGCGGACGCCATATCGCCGCAACAAGGCCTCGTGCCAGTAGCCCAGCACGTCGACCTGGGTGATCAGCACCGGACGTCCATGCCACTCTCGGCCAAGTGTACTGATGGCCCCTGAACCAACGTCTAGTATCCTGTACGTGGTACGTCGCACCTCATTGCCAGGCAGCAGCTCGGCGATCGCCGGTTCCAGCGGCCGCACCGCCCCCAGCAGTTGAGCCTCGCCTCGTTTGGCCCAGCCTTCCCAAAACTGTTTCTCGTGCTCAAACCCGTCATACCAAGCGTGCCGTTCGGTCATCCCATCGCCTCCTGATAAATCCGCCGTAGCTCGGCCGCCATTCGCTGGGCCAGTACCCGCGGGTCGTACACCACCGCCTTCATCCGTTCGGCCAACGCGTGCAAATAATCGGGATCGCGTTTGGCGGCGGCCCAGTAGATCGCGTCGGTTAGGTCGCTGTAATCCGGATCGCACCACACTGTGTTGCCATCCGTCCACGGATTCTCCGTGGTGTCCATCGCCGATTGCCGCGGTTTGACGATCATGCATTCTCCCAGCACAGCCTCGTAATCCCGCACGGAAATCTCGCACACGCCCCATGGGCAGACGACCACCTGCGAACGTAGGAGCACGTCCAGCAGCAGCTCGGTCTGGAAAAAATATTCAGGGGCCCCACGCAGCACGCAGACGGTATTGTGCCGCGGGAAACGATCGATCATGCGTCGGCGGTGATTGGTGCAGTAGGCAATGTGGCCGTACTGGCTGGTGCCGCAGAAGGATGCGGTGATCGTCTTGGGTGGGATCATCAGGTCCCGCATGAACTCACTCTCGCAACGATACCAGGGCATGGTGTTGATCACGCCCACCGGTTTCTTCGGCCGAGCGTAATCTTCGCCGCGATTGTACACGTGCTTGGCCATCGACAGTTCTGGCTGCCTGGCCAGCAGGGGGATCGTGATCGCCAGCACCTCAGGCCGCTTGCTCTCGTGGATGGCCATCGGCGTGACGAGCGACGAATCATGCCTGTCAAATAGGATCGTGGGGCCCGTGATCGTGCTGCCATACCGCACGTCAATCCAATCGACGTCCTGGCCAGAGGTGACAATCTGCACACCAAACTCGGACAGCAGCTGGCGGAACCAATCGGTTTCGATCGGGTGCCACCAGTTCAGTTCCTCGAGTTCGCCGAGCCGGATTTTCAGCGTATCCACGGCACCAGAATCTCCTGCTGCACACCGAGCCGTTTTGCCAGTTGCCGCCAATCACGCCAGAGGGTGCGGAAATCCAGGACCACGTCCACGCACAGGTCGATCCACCACTCGCAGGGATGGCACCACACGCCGTCGCGATTGAAGCCCTTCGACAGTCCCGATTGCAAGCGCTCCTGGTCGTTGCGGTAGCTGGTGAACGTCAGGTATTCGTGCCACAGGTCGCCGTACATGTCGCGGGCCTGGCTGCACCGTAGATGCTTTTCGCGCGGGTGCGAGAATTGCCAATCGGTGCCCGTGACCGCTAGTTCTATCGAGGTCCCGCCAGTGCGCGGGACGTGAACGAAGATACAGCGGTGTTCGTGGGAAATCATAGATTTGTGGCCGGTGACCGGTGGCCGGTGACCGGTGGCCAGTGACCGGTGACCAATAAAGTTGAGCCAGCGGCGGGCTACTCGCGGCGTTTAGTTTTCGCGGGCCGCTGGCTCGATACCTGGATTCGCGGCGTTTGGCCGGACGTTGTAGACCTCGCCGATCTGTGAGGAATATATCCAGCGTTGGTGGCACCAGTGAAAGTACTCCTCCCACTTCGCGCACATGCGGGCCGCTGTAAAGTTGTTCATGGCGATCTTGAAGGCCGTGGCCTTATGCTGTTCGGCGTCGCTGTCGTCCAGGATGGCGTCGGCCAGGTCGCGCGGCTTCACGGGGAGCGGGATGGTTTGGCAGAACGGTTCGCCAGCGTTATACGCCGTAAACAGCTCTTGCATGGTCGCGAACGCCGGCGTGATGAAGCGGATCCGCCCGAGCCAGGCTTCAATGGCGACGAGCGGGAACGCTTCCGTTTGGCTGCAGAGCACTTGCACATCACAAGCTCCTATCAAATCGCCGATGCCGTAGAGGTGTGGCTGAAGGATTGAAACTCGGCCCAGCGGTTTCCCGGGCGTCGAGAAAACCGACGGGCTGAGGGACTGCGCGAGTCCGTCGAGTTTCTCCCGCTGTTCCTTTTCGCCATGTCCATTGATCAACAAATGCCAATCGTTCGGCAATAAATGCATGGCCTCGACCAACCGGTGCGGCTGCTTCTCGTGCGAGATTCTACCACAGTAGAAAATCACCTTGGCCTCTTGCGGCAGCTGCAGTAGCCGTCGCATTTGCTGGCGACCGCGGCCGGCCAAGGCCCGATCAACCTCGATGCCGTTGTGGACCACGTGCACTCCACCGGCCTGCTCGCGGCGGTGCGGTTCGAACAACCGGCTGGCGGACTCGCTGACCGCGGCCAAGAAGTTCGCCTTACCGCCGCGGATCATCTCCAGGTATTGCCGGAAGGACTGGTGGATGCCGGCCTCGGCCAGTGCTGGCTCGCTGTGGCTGACCTGCACGACTGGCAGCTTGCAGCGGTCGATAAAGTCGTTCGCCTGAGTTCCGAGGCCCCAGATCAGCAGCAGATCGGCCCCGCCGCACTCGCGCAGGATAGCTACTGACTTTTCGTACACGATCCAGGGATCGTTCGAGTGGACGAACGTGTTTGGCATGCCGGCGATCTCGCGGTGCAGATCGATGGCCTGGCCGTTCAGGATCGACATGCCGACGTATCGCACGGTGTTCGCGTGCCGGGTCAGCGTGCAGAACCAGCGTTCCGCCCCGCCAGCCGCCATGCCTGGCACAATGGAAAAAATTCTCAACTTCGGCGTGTGGAACGTATCGTAGATCAGCACTCTCCAAATCCTCACTAATCGGTCAAGAAAGAGGCTCAAGCAGCCGAATCCTACAAACACGGCGTCAGCTCGATCGCATAATCCGCCAGCTCGTCGCCGTTCACCGCGGAGTCAATAAACGCCTCGTGGTAGAACGGGTCGAACCACAGGATTTCGACGCTCGGTTCGTCGTGGATCACGGCACCGTTATACAGGAATTCGAGGTGATACTGATCGGCCGCGAGGTGTGTCGCGCGGATTTCCATCTCAGCGCCGGCGACGTACGTGATGTCGGGATTTTCGTACATCGTGATCACGCCGTTCTTCTGCGACAGCAGCTCGGCACCGATGCCGTCTCCGCCGCCCGGATTCACCCGCTCGCCGATCACGAATTGAATGAATGACGTCTGTGATGGTGAGCACGATCCAGCCAAGGTTAGCGGGATCAGTCGCAGCTCGGCGCCGCGGGTCAACCTGAAACCTGGATTCACGAAGGTAATCCGCTGACGCTGGCTGATGGTCTCCGGCCGATAGAGTTGCCCATTGGGATTGCCGTGTGAGATGCGGCGGTTAATGTCCAGGAAGAAGCCGGCCCCGTAAACAAATCCAGGACTGGTGAACGTGCACAGGTCGTCGTAGCTACAGACGTCGGTCGACGGCATTTCGCACGGCGCGTAGACCTCGGGATCGGGGCAGACGCAGGCCTGGTCAGGCGTGGGTTGCCAGTAGCTGTAGGCGAGCGCGAACGACGCCACGGCGTTCTGGCCGACTAGCACGCCATGGACGAATGTCAACGTGCCGCCGTCGGGCATGGTCAGCGTGCCCGAAAGGCCTGGTGGGAGGAAATCAATTTGGACGTGCCGTTCGCGTGTACCGAGCCAGACGCCGGCCGCGTACATGATGCCGCCGGGCCGCGCTGGTACTGGAGGTCCGTACAGGTACTGTTCATCAATATAGGGAGGGTCGTATTCGCCGCCCGCCGTGGGTCCGCTCAGGTCAACAGGCAGTGTATCGCTGTCCACCGGGATATCGAGCGAATCGACGGGGTAGAGCGATGGCGGCTGGATGGTGGGTGCCCGGAACGTGTAGCCCTGGGCCCAGTTCGCGTCGGCGATGACGGTGTCGTCGTCGATGGCGACCTGGTCCGAATCCACCGTCGTCGTCGAGGCGTCGCAGGCAATGCGCATGCCTTCGCACAGCTCCAGGCTGCGCAGCTTGGGCGTGTTCGTCCAGACTAGCGACATTTCCCCGTTATCGTCGGGCGGGCCGATGGCGTTCAGCACCGCGTCCTCGATCGGACCCGGGTCGAAATCCAGCGCCCCCTGGCCATCCTGGTCCTCGACCAGCCGCAGCATGTTGTTTTTGCGGACCTGGGTGACGACTGTTTCGTCGACCGGCGTGATCGGATCGAGACAAAGTGCGTCAAGGTTGAGCGCGGCCGTGCCGCCGCAGCAATAGTGCACCCACGCGCCGCCACCGTTTTCGAGCGAAAACCACTCGATCTGAAACGCGTCGGAATCTTCGGTCAGGGTGTCGGCCGAGAGGTTCCAGCAGGTGACCTGCCGAGTTCCCCGCACCGGCGCGTCGAAGGCGGTGGCGGCGAACGTCACCAGTCCCGACTCGTTAGGTGCGATGGACTCGTCGGCAAAGGCCAGCGTCGGCAGCACGTCGCGGCCGAAGCTGCGGCTGGTGGCCGAGGCCTCGCCCCGCTCAACGCGACTGATCACGCGTTTGATGCGGGCGGCGTCGCGCGGCGTCAGGTAAAAGGCTCTGCTGGTCATTACAGGATCACACTGTAATCGGCTGGCCCGAGGAAATCGTATTGGATGACGGCCTCGGCCAGCGTGTCGCGGGGCTCGCCCAGGTAGTTCAGGGCGAGCGTGCCGGAGGTCGGTAAGCCGTCCACGTCTCGCTCGTGCCGCAAGATATAGCCTTCCGGGCCGCCGCTGATTTGCACGTATTCGTGCCCCAGGTTCGGCACGTCCAGCAGGATGCGGGCGTTGGCGATCTCGACCCTGGTGCGGCGTTCGAAGTAGACAGTACCGGTCGTGCCATCGTACAGTGGTTCACCTGTACGGCAGTCCAGGAATCGCGCTTGGCCGGCCGGAATTCCCAGCCACACGGCGTTGTTCGTGGTGCCCTCGAGGGCGAGGTTTCTGGTCAGCGCGTCGGTGTAGCTGGCGACGTTGTCCTGGACGACGATCACGGCCAGCGTCCCCTCGCGGTAGAACGGACCGGACGGAGTCCCCGCCGCGTTCTCGATCGGGCCGACGGTGTTGGCCGGTCGCTGCGCCAGCCTAGTGCCGGCTGGATTGGGCGATCCGGTGCGAAGCGCCTGGATGTTTTTGCCCTGCGCGATTTCTACCTGCTTCGACTCGAATTCGATCCACACCCGCTGCGGCCGCAGTAGTGTTGGCACACCGGCTTCGCCGGGATATTCGCCCTCATCCGGGGCCCGCCAGGTGCAGTCCACATACCACTTGTTCCACTTCATGCCGACGTCGGGGTTGGGCGTGCCGGCCACGCGGGCACGGATATCGAGGAGAAAAGAACCCAGATCCTGGTTCAGGTCGCCGTCGACGGTTAGACTGAATACCGACCCGTAAACAGGGATCGTATCTGGGCCGTTCGCTTGGCCAAGGATGATTGCCGCCAGTCCGGTAATTTTTCTGTCTTCATCCGAGTCCGTGACCTCGTACGTCGCCTGATAACGTCCACCGCGGGTGGAGGTGATCAGCGCGTCAGGGGCCAGCACCAAATGGGAGGTTGCAGCCATGTCGTTCCTCAGCAAAATCTATCGTGTGTCCGCGCTCACCACCGCGCTCGGCCTGGTGGGAATGATGGCCCTGGCCGCCACGTCTGACGAGGGATCGACGCAGTTTCTGTGGGGTATTGGCTGCGCCGTCCTATTCCTGATTTCTGGTCCGACACTGATTATTACGCGGCTTTGCGGCGGCGAGTAAAAATGGCGTTTCCCACGCATGCCGTAACAGCCTAGGATAATCCGTGGACGGCGTCGAATCCTGGCAATCCCGACGACCTGGCGGCCGCTGCATCCACGGAGAGATGGACCCTTGATCAACATCGAGTCAGATTTCGTGGCGACCATGCTGGCCGTGATCGGCCTGGCGATCTCGGCGTTCATCAGCTGGCAGGCCCGGCGGATAAACAACGCGGTCAACAATCGAAGCCACCCAGCGCAAGACGGACGGAAACTCAACATCTTCGACACGGTGATTGCCACGCTGGACAACGTTCTCGATACGCGGCGTGACGTCGAAATGCTGAAAGACTGGAAGGCGAAGTACGCGGACACGCCGTTAGCTGACGCAAAGGCCTGCCGCGAGCTGGTGAGCAACGTGCAGGAGCTGCGGAGCACCTTCACCAAGCACCTGGTCCAACTGCACGGCGGCCAAATTCTGTGCGAGGACTGCGGAAAGCTTGTGGTCCAAACCGATCAAGGTGACTGCGGAAAGCTTGTCCCAACCGATCAAGGTGACTGAAATGACTGGTCAAAAATTGGCCGGCGCGATGGTGACCGTGGTGGCCGGTTGCTGATCCGGTTCCGGCGTCGTGTTCCGGGCGATCGCCTGCAGTTGACGCAGCACTTCTTTGTTGCCCACAAAGCCCTCGCCGGTGCGTGACACGCGGCGATCCAGGTCGGCCAGCAGCCGTCGCTGCACATCGGGATTCACAGTCGGCGTCGTACTGAACGCCGACCCGGCGACGCCAGGCGTGGTTGGCACGGCCATGTTGCCGAAAGTTTCGCCCAAGAATCGACCGGCCCTGGGGATGGCTCCGACGGCCTTAATCAATCCGTTGATCGCCTGGGACAGCGTGTCGACGATCAACGACAGGTCTTCCAGATTTCCAGCGACAGCCTCGCCAAATGCCGTGCGCACGGTTTTGGCCATGCGGTCGATGGCGTCGTTCAGTTCACCTGCCCGTTCGGCGTCCTCCGTGGAAAAGATGCCGATCTGTCTGGCCTCTTTGCGCAAGTCGACAATGTTCTGCAGGCCGCCCTGCATGGTCTTCAGAATCTCGACGTTGCCAAACAAATCCTTCGCCAGCGCCAGTTTTTCGCTGCTGTTGTTGACGGCCTCGAGCGCTTTGGCGATGGCTTCGAACTGCTGTTCCGGGGCGAGCGCCGTGAGGGCGGCGGCGTCCAGACGTAGCTTTTGCAGGGCCTGCTGCGCTGGTCCGCTTTCGGCAGCGGCATCGGCCAATCGGCGGGACATGACCTCCAAGGCTTTCTCGAGCGCGGAGACTTCCACGCCGGAGAACTGCGCCACATGCCGCAGTTCCTGCAACGCTTCGACCGACACACCCAGCTTGCCGGCGGTTTCTCCCAGCTCGTCGAGGGAATCGACCGTTTCCAGAATCGCGTTTTTGAGGCTGTTGAACACAGCGCCAGTCGCGATCGTGGCCAGCGCGGTTTTCACCTGCGTCGCGAATTTGGCGGTAGCCTTCTTGCCGGCCTCAAAACCCTTGACGAGTTTGTTCACGTCGGCCACGAGCTGCACCGACAACGTTCCAATGTTCGCCATGCTGACTCAGGCCTTTAGATTCTCGATTCTTGACTTTCCAAAACCATAAACGCCAACCACTCCGACCATTGCCGAGGCGTGAGTTCGTGCAGCATCTGATCGACGCAGGCGTAGCCGAGCCTGGCGGCCAGGCGCAGTGCGGCCAGGCGCTCGGGACTCACTCGGAGTTTCCCAGGATATCCTGTTCGTCCTTGTCCAACCCGCAATGCCGACGGATCAGCACGGCCAGTTCACTCGCGATGCCGCTTTGCCAACCGCGGATGAACTCGACGTCGGTGGGTGATCGCGGGTGGAAGAGTTGATCCCCGTCTTGGTCCACCAGCGAATAGGCGACCATCTTGGCAAACTGATCGTCTCCACTGCCGCAGTCCATCAGTTCGCCCTGCGTCAACGTTTGCAGGTACACGTCCTCGCCGAGCGCCGGCACGAAGTATTTGGCGACCTTGCGTTTGGCGAAGGCCAGGAATGAATCGCGTGTGGCAACTGGTCGGTCGTTCACTGTTCGGTCGTTCACTGTCCGTTCACTGTCCGCTCGTGGCTGAATGAAAGATCGGTCGCGGACGTGGCACGGCGCTGATTTTATACGACGCATCGCGCTGCATGACGGCTTGCTGAATCTGTTTTTCGATCACGCGGGCCACGGCAACTTCCAGGACGATCACCTTCCGCGGATTCCAATCGCAATACCCGACGTACTGCGTGCGATAGAAGATGTGGTCTCGCTTGAGCAATTGCAGCGGACCGCTGCCGGCGGCGCGTGGTTTCGGGCCGCCCCAGATTTTTTCCAGCCGGTAGGCCTGCACCTGGCTGAAGGCGATGTCGCCGAAACGGCTACGGCGGGGTTTCAGGAGTCCAGACAGGTCCATTGGTGTCTCGGTCGGAATCGGTCCAGCCGTCGAACTGCCATTGCAGCGTGCCCAGGGCCTGCGTGTTTCCCTCAGAATCAAACGGCGGCGTGCCGTCCTGAATGATGCCTCCGTGGCCGATCAGCGTGGCCGGCGTGTTCAGGGCCGTCATGAGTTGGAACGTGATCGTCAGAATCCCCGGATATTTGGCGGCCATCAGCGGCAGATTTGGCTCCAGCACAATGTCGCTGAAGTCGTACATCACTTCCAGTGGCCCGTGATCAATCAGCGAGGCGAAGCACTTTTTGGTGTAATCGCCCACGGCCAGGTCCAGCCGGTTGGCACTGATTACCTCCACGGTGCGTTCCCATGAACCAACTTCCTTGGCCGGAATGCCCCACGGGTCGTCGAAAAAGGCCGCCTGATTGCCGTCGTAATCAAGCGACAACGTCATGCTGGTTCCCGTCAGGCACATCAGGTCTTCCTTTTCAAATGGTCGATCGCGATTCGCAATTCGCGGGTGAAGATCTGCCGCATTTCATCCTCGTTACGATACAGCGCAGGTCGCAGGTACGGCTGCGCCGGCATGCGTACTGTACCGAATTCGACGAAATGGCCGTAGAACGGTTCCTCGTCAAATACGTCCTTCGTGATCACCCGGCTGCCGATGCGGTTGCGGCCGAGCTTGGTCGCCACGCGGACCGTTAGCGCCGATTCAAGTGTACCGGTGTCCGTCGGAACCAGGGCTTTGGCGTCGGCCAGAACTTCCTTGGCACTCACGCGAATCGCCTTCCGCGTGGCGGTTTTCATTTCCTTCGGAGCGAGTGATTTGAACATCCGCAGCAGTTCCTTTTCGCCGGACACGTTGATCTTTGGCATCAGTCAGTCACCGGTGAATAGTTTGGTGGGTCCGGCGGCCGGAACTGTCTGCTGGTACACGATTTTCCAGGTCGACACGAGGCGGTGCGTCCATACCTCGCTGCCGTCGTCCGGTGCGACGGGAATGGAAATCCAGTCCGATTCGAGGATACAGGTCCGCACGATGAGGCCGCCCCACGTCGCGCCTTGGCGATCGAGCGAACAGAATCCACTGATCGCAATTCGCAGCGCCTCGGCGGCCTGCTGGATCATGTTGCCGTCGGTGGCCACCAGGTCGATCTGCAGCCGCCGCGTGGCACAGTCGGCCTCCGTCCGGATATAGTATTGCGGATCGCCACCCGCGTGACGCAGCATGATCGCCAGCGGGCCCGGGTTGTTTTCGGCGATACTGCCCAGTTGGAAACTACCGAGCCTGGTCTGCAGCCAGCGGCGGGCCTGCTGCCGCACGTTATCCAGCAGTTGCTCGCCGCTGGTCAGGTATTTTTCCAGCCCCCAGGCGATATTCGGATAGTCGATGGTGGCCGTCATACCGATTCCGCCTGCAATTCAACCGTCGATCGTCGTTCATCCTCGATCACACTGCGGAGGTGAAACGTTCGTTGCGGTGCGTCAAGTTCGCGAATACGCATGTCCGGGTGGATGTCGGGCCGATAGTGCGTGATGATCCGGTGCGTGACGCTTTCCTTGACCTGCTGGGCCTGGATGCGGTAATGACCGGACAGCGGCACGATTTTGACGAACGCCACGAACTGCTCCTTCCAGGTGTCGACGTCCGGTCCAAAGTCTTCGGGATGGACGAACTGTCGATCGAACGCCGCCAGGATGTTCATCTGCATCGTCTGATCAAGCGTACACGGGTACTTCGTTGCGACGGGCGAAGGCCTGGGCGGCCCGATGCGAGGCTTCGTCCGACATGAACGTGGCCTGCACTTCCAGCTTCACCGCCAACTTCAAGTCCACGGGGATGGCCGACCGTAGGCCGTAACCGCTCGTGTATTCGTAGGCCACTGCGTCCAGCCGGTCGTACAAGTCCGGTGCGTCCCACGTGTCGCCGTCAAATTCCAGCCGGCCCACGCCATCCGTCGAAACTTGCACGCGGTAGTTGCTCGGGTCCAGCGTCTGCTCGATGTTGGCCGAATCGAAGTACTTCACGGCGTCCACGCTGATCAGCGGAGGATCGAAGAACTGCACGACCTGGTACGATGGCCACCGGCTGCACGTGATTTTACGTTCTACCTCCGGCCTGATCGTGCGGTTCGACCAGGCCTCGACGGTTCGGATCGCGGCGTCGATCAGCGACAGCAGCTCCATGTCCAGCGAATCATGCGTGACACGCAGGGCCCGTTTGACCTCGGGCAGCGTCACGACCAGGCCGGTGGTGGAGACCTCGGTTTTCATGCATTGAGTACCGAGTATTTGAGTACTGAATGAGTTACTGGACTAGACCGCTTTCGGTCGTCATGCCTTTGCGTCGCGACGGCGAGGGCTTTTCGCAGCTATCGACCATGAGGGGGTCGACTTTCGCGCGACTGTCGCTGGGTCGATTCTCTTCCAGGATTTCGCACACCACGCGTTTGGCAACGTCGTGGTTGGCCACGAACTGCTCCAGGTTGTTCAATTCCCGGACCTTGCTTTCCGGCAGAATCGTGACGCAGCCGCGTTGAAATCCGCAATACGTGCGATTGAATTTTACCTTCACGTTTCGTTCAGCCATTCGAGTTTCTTTTCTCCTGAAAAAGTGGCGGGACGCCGGCGCACCAAACGTCCCGCCTTTTCACAAACAAGGCGTCTTCTTACGCGGCCGCGGTGACTAATGCGACGTAGCCACCCACCGCCATGGCACCCCCAGCTTCGTGAACCTTGATGTCGTACGACGTGCGGCCTCGAATCGCCAGCATGTCGAGTTCGAAGTACCGGTGCTCGCTCGACATGATGCCGACCTCTTCCCGCTGGCCGAACAACACGCTGTCGAAGAAGGAGCCAAACAGCAAGCAGTGTTGGCTGTTCGCCTGAGATGTCGGCATCTTGTCGGTGAACAAGAACGGATAGCCCTTGTAGGCCGTCGGGCTGGTGCTCGCCAACTCGGCCTTAGATGCCCCGCGGTTCTCCAACAACGGTTCGATCACGCTGTGATAGAACGATCGTGAACTAATGAACACGGCGCGCGGGTGGAACCGTTCCGGCAAGCGGGCGACTAGCGACGCGATATTGGCTGCCGTGATCTCGGTCCATAGATTGCCTGCCGCGGTAACTTCACCAGCGGCGCCAATCGCGGTAATCACGCCGGTGATTCCCCAGTACGGCGATCCGGCCATGCCGTCGCCGTTGATAAACTCGTTGTCAGACTGATCGGCGAAGGCGTAGCCGATTTCGTTGGCCACCTGGTCGGCCGCGGACAATACGGCCCCGCGGATCAGCTTGTTGCTGATCTGCGTGAGGGTGAACGCATCGGTCGCGGAAAGCGACACCTGGGCGAAAATCTTCTCACTGGTGGTGATCGCCGAGCCTTCCGCGGGTTTGTAGACCGTCAGGCCACTCACCCGCTTGGGCACGTTTTCGTTTTCGCCGGACATTGGATACATCCGGGCCGCCTTGGTCGCGACGCTGACCATGTCTCGCACGTCCAGGATCGTACGGGCAAGGATCGTCGGCACCAAGAAACCGCCGCGGGTGTTGTCGTCGACGGTCTGCGCATCCATCAACGTTTCGTCGTAGACGAACTGCATGCCACGGTCCCGGCAGTGTTCAATGGCTTTCCGATCTCGAAACATCGCGGCCCGCAACCACATGCCGCAGTCGTACGCGTTCTGCGCATTCTGTTCGGCCGTCAACGACTTGTCGTTGAACGCGAGCAGATTGCGGGCCATGGCGACGGCTGGCATCTTCCGCTTGCGCGGCTGGGGCGGATCGAGCGGGTCGTGATGGTCGTCGTCATCGAGACCGGCCAGGCGATCGTCGACACGACGAGCCGCCGCTTTTGCCCGGGCCGCTTCGTACTTCGCCGCCAGGTCTTCGTCGGACTGCATTTTGTCGTACAGTTCGAGCAGTTCGCGGATTTTCGCGCTTTCGTCGTCGCTCAAGTCGCGATTAGCTTCCTTGGCGACCATGTTGATCGCCTCGGCGTCGAGCAAGAGTTGTGCGCGTTCTTCACGCACTTGTTTCAGGTCCAGGGTAACGGCCATGGGGAGACTCCAGTTCGAGTACTGAGTACTTGAGTACTGAGTGAAAAGATTGGTCCGTGTTCAGAACTACATCTGAACGAACGTTTACTGGGCCTTCGAATCTGGGCCGTCGGCAGTCTCTATTGTTATTTGCTGGCCGTCCTCTTTGTCAAGCGTGAGTGATCCGCAAACCAGCAAATAGCAGTGCGGCGAGCCTCCCTGTGTGTTGTACACGCATTCGACTTGGCCGCTGATAGAAAGCGATTTCGCCCGAAGCTCGCGGGCCCGATAGGCGACTCGGTACGGCTCTGGCCGGCGATGGACGTCAGCCCGCTCGACCCACACTTTTGCCAGTTCGGCGTCGGGCATCGAGTCGCTTTCGCAGGAGTTGCGTTTCAATCGCGCGTTGTCGTTTGGCTGGTCCACGATCACCGCTGCGCGTGGATTGCACGATTTCGTCGGGAATTTCGCCGAGCCAGCCGAGTTTGCGGAAATAGTCGAGGTCCTTGGCCGAGGCCGCGATGGCTGATTTGCCCTGTGCGAGTTCAGTGGCGAATCCAAGCTTTTTGGCTTCCGCGGCTTTGTAGTACGTCGTGCGTTTCATCGCCTGCATCACCTGCTGCACGCTGAGTGAGGAGCTGTCCGAGTAGATTTTCGCCACGTCGTCGGTCAGCTTATCCATTCGCTCGGCGGCGGTTCGCAGGTCGGAACTCTCGCCGGCCACGATCGCCCGGGGGAGGTGGATCATCATTTGTGTGGCGCTGCCCATGATCCGCCGTTTGCCTGACATCATGATCACGCTGGCCGCCGATCCGGCCATGCCGTCCACCACGGTATCGACGTCGTCCAACTCGCGCAGGACGTTATAAATCGCTATTCCTTCGTACGCGTCGCCGCCGTAGGAATTGATCCGCACTCGCAACTTGCCGGTGTGGCCTTCAATGGCTGCCGACACATCTTCCACCGAAATCATGTCGTCCAGCGGACCTATCGGACGGTAGATCCTCAGTTCTGTGACGTTGTCGTTCGCGGCCTGTAGTGTCAGCATGTTCAGTCGTCCTTCCGTTTGTGGAGGCCATCCACCAAGTGGTAGGCCCGGTTCGGCCAGGAAGCCATCGTCGCCAGCCGTTCGGCTTGATCGACGTCCAGCAATGCCATGGACTCCCTTGCGTATTGTTCGCAGATTTCACCCAGTTCGGCCAGCGAGACAAAACCAGCGCAGCGAGTCAACGGCTTCAGTCGCTCAATCATGCGGGGCACCAACCGCTCGTAGAATCCGGCTAGTTCGCCATTGCTGATCGCGGCGTGTCGAAACTCTTCGCGCTGCACGGCTTGCATCTGCGTGGCCGCAAAGGCCCGCAACTCCTGCATCACCTCGGCCTGGCTGCTGAACGGTCGTCCAGTCTCCGCGTCGGCCATGTTCAGCGGCACGAGGTAGATATCGCCCTGGTCCCCGATTGTGTTGCTGTCCTCGAGTCGCAGCACATCGTTTGCGGAGAGCCAGCCCCACTGGCGACCGATCGCGTAGGCCGCATACCGTTTGTCCAGGGTTGTCCGCAAGATTGCGCGGGTGTTGAATCTGGCGTAGTGCGTTTGCCGTTCCCGCTGCCTGAACGATAACAGTTTGGCCCAGATTTCTTGCTCCCATTTGACGATCCAGGGCAGCAGAGTCTGCTGCAGGTAATCCTTGTTTTGTTCCTCGAGATTTGACCTGACGGAGCTATTTTCCAGGGCCCCGAGTTTGTGCGGTGGCAATTTGAACCACAGGGCCACTTCCTCCCGGTGGTATTTTCGGCTTTCCAGGAATTGCGCCTGTTCGTGCGTCACCGCCGTCGGCAGCCATTCCCAGCCCTCGGGCAGAATGCCGAGGTGTCCAGCGTTTAGGAAACCGCGATGCCGACCGTAGAACAGATCGCGCAATCGCTCGCGGCCCGTCTCCGACAAATCGTCGCGAGTCGGATTCTTGTTCACCAGGACGCCGCTGGGCGTGGCGGAGTTCTGCAGCGTCCGATTGGCGTAACCGATCTGGGCGAGGCCTCCGCCGACGGTTTGCCTGGCCAGGTCGATCCGGGAATAGCCCCAGTGAGGTGTCCCGAGGTCGCGAATATGAAACGCATCCTCGGAGAAAATCACGTCCCGCCGGGGTGTATGGCGGACATACCGGATGCGGCCATCGGCCGGGTCCCGATCGGGATAATAGGTGCCAGGGCCCCAGATTTCAAATGCGATGGGCTGCTCCAGCCTGTTGCGAATGATTTTGGCCAGGCCGTTTCCGTGAATCAGGGCGTGGCTCTGCAGCGTTTCGCGGAACGTCACGGCGTTGACGTCATCACCGGAAAAGAAGTTGAGCAGCCGGTAGGCTGGGTGCGATCTGTCCTTGACGTCGTTGCCTGGCTGCGATTCCAAGATGTCGATTGGCATTGTGGCCATGTCGCCGCTAATCATCGACGTCGCGGCATACACCGGTCCGTCGGTTAGCACCGTCCAGCCATTCACCACCGCGCCGGAATCGGTATCCTCGCCGCCGAACACGTCGATCAGCCACCGCCGCGGATCGCGTACGCCGCTCGTCTCCGCCAGTTCAATCGTCGATTCCACGTCCATCAGGCGAATATCTCTTCTTCCAGCAGGCTTCGGCGAGGTTTGGGCAGCGTCATCAATAGCCGATAAGCCATCAGGCAAGCCACGGCTGCATCTATCTTATACTCCGGACTGAGGCCTTTTTCTGGCATCCACTCGTCTTTCGAGTTTCTGCAAAAGCTCAAGTTGCGAAATTGCCAGGCCATACAGAGCGACTTGTCTGGTCGGAGCGTTCCCGCGCGGAACCGAGCGACTAGCGACCGGCAGGCCTCATTGTAGTTGGCTGGCGTCTGAACGAACTTCACCAGGGCCTCGTCGCCGAGCTGCCGCTGAAGCTGCTGTGCCATCTGCGCCGCGAAGTGTGGGTCAAATGACCAGCGAAACACGTTGTGGTTCAACGAGGCCTCGGCGATATCGGCTTCGAATATCGAGAAATCTACCTGGTTTCCCGGATGCACTGATAGTTCACCCGATTCGATAAACAGCTGTGTTGCGGAGGCCAGCGGCTTGGCCCGCTGCTCGCAAGTGTAGCTGTGCGAGTACAGGCAGAGCTTGTCCTCGTCGTCCAACCAGGCAAGGGCCCATGCCGCGAAGTCGTCGTTCCTGCCGACGTCGAAGCCGCCCACGACGCCACTTGACGGAATCGTGACGTCAGCCGCCAGGGACTGCCAACGGGCCGGCTCAATGGGCTGGACAACTGACGAAACACGCCGATTGAAGAGAAACCGCAGGACTTTGTTGCGTTCGATCGGGTTATCGGCGGCCTCGCTGGTGAGCTGCCGGACGTAGTGCGGCAGCGGTGTTGTGGGGTAGTTCGGGTTGGCTTTGATCACCAGTTTTTCGAATTCCGGAGATCCGATCGGCACCGCGAATGGGTCGTCCCCTTCGTCAAGCGATGCGATAAACGCAAAGACGTAATCCTTGTCGAACTGCCGCGAGTCGACGGACTCGAGCGCCCGGACAGCCTGCTCCTTGATCCCATGCAGCAGCACCGATTTGTCGTCTCCTTCCGTTGTAAAGAACCACACAATCTCTTGTTTTCTTGATCCTCCCGCAGTGGTCATCCGTTCGTAAAACCCATGGTGGTGTTTTTGCCAGGCGTGCAGTTCGTCCAAAATGGCGGCGGACAAATCGAATCCGTCCGATGTGTTTGAGTCCGAACCGATTGGATAAATCGCCGAGTCCGGCTGCAGCATGTCGCCCTGGTGCACGACGAGGGCCTTCATGCCGACCTGTATCCTGTCGCGCAACACGGGTGAACTGCTGACCATCCGGCAGCACTGTTTGAATGTCGTCTTGCGCACCTGATCTTCCTTCGTCGCCGCCAGATAAACCTCAGCGCCAGGGTCGGTCGGCTCATCGCAGAGTGCATGGCGTAGCGCAACGCCAGCAGCGAACTCAGACTTGCCCCATTTGCGTGCGACCATCACCAACGCTCGCGAAAAGCGCCGCGTCCCCGTCTGTTTCTTCCGCCAGCCCCAGACCATGGAAGCGACAAATATCTGCGACGGGCTCAGTGTAAACGGCTGTCCAGCAAACGACCCCTTCGAATGTCGCAGAGCGACGGGGAAAAAACCGCAAGCCCTGGCGGCCGCGTATTTGTCCCACACCAGCCCCCGTTCCTGTTGATGGTCGAGGTCGTCAAGATGCCGGCGGACGGCAAGTTTCACATACCGGCAACTTGGAATCACATCGTCGACCACGCCGTCACAATAACGCCGTAGCTCCCGCTCGTAATGCGCGAGGTTCATCCCGAGTCGCCGGTGAACAGACTCAATACGTCCGCTGATTGTTGATCCCCGCTCGGCGACTTCAACCGCGCGCGAGATACAGGACACAATCCAAACTCCAGTGACAGGCGGAAGAATTTATCCCACGCGTGCGCGGCCGAAATCATCGTTTCTCTATCAGATGACCGCGACAACTTGCGATCGAATCGGCGCCACAACGACCACCACCGGCACAACCCATGCAGCAGTTGGGAATCGATCGCCGCGAGAATGTTCGGCGGCGTGTTCTCAATCACCACCTTCCAGCACCGCTTACCCTCAGCATCCAGCGAACGCGGCATCTGCGGCTTTCCACTGTACAAAACATCACTACGGTCACCATGCCTTGCGTTGATGTACCTCCCCGCCCGTTTCAAAGCCGCCGTCGGTTTTGGCTTTCTCCCTCGCATCTCTTCTTTCTCGGCTTCAGCCTCGCCGCCCACCATTGAAAAAAGTTATTTGCGCAAAAAAACACGCACGTGCGGCCAGCGTTCGACGGCCGCGTACATTTCTGAAGCGACATGCCCCATCCGCTTTTGTTTGTCCTCACGCTATTTTTTTTTGGCGTTGCAGGAACGACACAGAGGCTGCCAATTGTTTCGGTCCCAGAATAATCGCGGATCACAGCGGTGATTGGTGATGTGGTCGACGACGCCGTTTGGTCCGATCACGGATGTTAGCTTACCTGATTGTAGACAGTTGATGCACAATGGATGCTCAGCGCGATAGCGTTGGCTGGCCTGTTTCCAGCGGTGGGACTTGTAGAGCGCGGCGAGTTGTTGTCGCGTCAGGGTCTCCGATGCGGCGGTTTGATCGGCGCGAAATGTTTGCGGTCGATTAGGCATAGCACGCGATGGTAGCTGACAGGTTATGTACGTCTGAATCACCGGTCGCTTGAATTGCCAAGCGGTAGATCGTATCGGCCACGAAACCTGATACGTCGCACAGGCCGAGGTGATTGGCAAATCCGGTATTTGTGATCGTCAGGTCGGAGGTATCGAGTTCGGTGACAGCAAATGCGGTCAATGCGTCGCCGCTGGCCAGCAGCAAGGAGAGGTCAATGGCAAGCGTCAGTTCGTCGGCCGGTGTGACGACGACAACATTTGTGTTCGATCCGTCCGATGCGAAGAAGATTCGCTTGGACTGCCGGACCACGTCGATTACTGCTGGTGCGACGTAGATGTCAGTCGGTGGAAAGGTAATCCTTTTCCCGGCTGCAACCGCAGACATTTCGAGAAGGTACACAGCACGCGGCAGGTTTTTTGTTTGTGCGCCGACAAATGGGATGACGACATCCCCCAGGTTCCAATCGGCACTTGGGTGATCTGGATCGCAGGTGTACGGGCCGCAGAGCAACGTCGGTGATGCCCCCTTGGAGGTCACGGCGGCCGAGATTTCCTCCACGTCGGACAGATCGTAGGGCAACAGCGATCGCTCGAGTTTGACGAGCAAATCGATATCGTGTCCACCGGGCAGCCTCAGCACGGCTTATTCCTTACTTTCCATTAAATGGTAATGATAACGATACGATCGATGGTGTCACCAGCAACGATCTCGATCATGGGCAGTCTCCGATAGACAGCGATTCTACCGCCACAATGGATAGACTCTCTGCTGCCGAAATCGTCAAGTGACCGCTACAACTTGCTGGGATGCTTGTGTAAACCGCTTGAGCAATATCCTTTTCGGTCGCGATTCCGACTGAATGGATAACATCGATGTGAATGGCGGAGGCGACGTCGTGCTCCGAGGCGATCCCGACAGCCAGCTCGCCACCGAGGGAGACCTGGCTGGCAAGATCGTTTTCGGTCGTGATTCCGACGACCAGGTGGACATCAACGTGGATCGTCGCGGCGGCGTCATGCTCCGTCGCTACGCCGACAGTCAGCTCACCACCGAGGGAGACCTGGCTGGCAATAT